TCCAAGCCGTTGATCAAGACAGCGGCTGACACAGGTGGACAGGCATCGGTTATTGCGGGCCGTCTCCAACTTAACAGGTGGAACATTGTGTATGACCGTACTGGGTACTTCCGCGCCGCTGTGAAGATCGGGGATCAAACCTATATCTACCCGTTCTCTGGTAAGGTACTCGGGACATCCAGCGCGACCATCGGCTCTGCATCAATGGAACGCGGTGTATTCTCGTTCCGTGTGAACAGCCGTGCGGACCGTGCATCTATCACGCTCATCAACGACAGTTTCCTCCCAAGCTTTTTCACAGCAGCGGAATGGGAAGGACGCTACGAGCGGAGAACATCACGAGTATGATCCGTCCCACGGTCCCTCAGGACTTGGTGGATTTCGTACCCATGATGCGCGAAGACGACAGATTGGAGGTCGAGGCTATAACAGGTCTCGATCCCCTGTCTTCTTTGGCTATTGGCCTGTTCCACTCAGACGCTTGCATGACAGGCTTTGCGGTGGACGGGTCACTTGCAGGCATCATGGGTGTAGTCCCAATTGTCCCCCGACAGATAGGAAGCATCTGGTTCCTATCAACAGAAGCTGTGGTCAAGCACCGCAGGCAACTCCTGACAGAAGCCCGTGTGTGGTTGGATGAGCAACAAGCTCTCTATCCCGTCCTGACCAACGTGGTCTCAGTTAGGAACGAAGTCCACAAGCGTCTGTTGAAGCACCTCGGCTTCACATTCTTAGAACCCATCGACAACTACGGCGCGGGCAGAATCCGCGTTATTCCATTTGAGAGGAAAAGGTAATGTGTCCTCCTGCTCTTAGTGCAGCAGCCATGTTCGCTACGTCCCTCGCCATCTCTGCCGTCACTGGCGCGGTTAGCTACATGGGCGCAAAGAACACCGCTGATGCCCAGTATGCTGCCCAAGTACAGAACAATAAGATGGTGCGTGAAGCATCCATTGCGGACTTGGTGGCGCAAGGCGGCGACCTAAACGCGAGGCAGCTACAAGAACAAGCTGCAACTGCCGTCAACGTACAGAACCAGAAGTTGGCAGCAAAACGAGCATCTTCCACCGCAACGGCATCAAGCGAAAGCGCGGGCATGTCTGTTGATGCGTTGCTGGCCGACTACGACCGACAGTATCTCAACTACGCGGACAGCCAGATGCAGAACCTCGGCTTCAACGTGGAGCAAATTCAGCGCACCCGTGAAGGCCTCGAATCTCAGGCTAAGAGCCGCATCAACACTGGCTCGAACCTGACGCCTGTCTCACAGCCTAGCCTTATCGGAACTGTGGGTGGGATCGCTGCGAGTGGTCTTACTGCCTATTCTAACTTCGCCGTCCGCGATCCGCTGACTGGTAAGTACACCATCACCTAAGGAGCCATCATGGTTGAACGGATCGTTCCCGGCCCGACGTTGAACCCTACCGCAACCCCGGTAAGCCGTTACGTCGCACCACAGGAAATCAAGGTGGCCGAAGACCCGCTTTTGGAGGTGGCTCGGTCACTGGAGCGCATTAACCCACAGCTTCAGGAATACCTCCAGAAGAAGTACGGGCAATACGCCGAAGAAGAAGAAGCAAAGGGGATGAACGCTGAGAGCTACGTCGATCCTTCCGCTGCCCTCCAGAAAAACAAAGACGGCTGGAAATCTCTGATCGAGCAACAGCGGGCTATCGATAAGCAAAACGGCACATCCTACGCCGATCAACTGACAGGGGCTTCCCCTCATTTCCGCCGTGGTATGGTAAAGGCCAAGGTACAGCGACTCTCGTTGGCATTGAATGACTTCCTCGCCACGTCCTATGAGCGGAACCCTAGCGTCGAGCTTAACGGTACGTCGGTGAACCTACAGCAGACCGACGATCCAAACGCGGTGAGTGAGTGGATAAGACAGCAGACCTCTGCTTTCATGGAGCGTAACGGTGTAAACGGTATCGACCCTGTGCTTGTCGCAGAGGTCTTCCAGCCCCGTGCCGCTGCGGCTGCGGATGCGATCCTGTCCCGCCACACTGAGGGCAGGAACGCCCAGTACAAGCAAGAGTATATGGATGAGCTATCGGCAAATGTCGGGCTGATGTTGTCCACAGCTACAGGCTCAAGCGATGCTGACGGCTTCCTGAACCGTTTGGCTGGGCGCGAAAGCGGCAACAGCTACACCGCAAGCAACAATGAAGTAGGCTCAAGCGGAAAGCGCGGTCACTATGGTCGTATCCAGTTTGGGCATGACCGTCTTCTTGATGCCAAGCGGGCAGGGGTCATCCCAATGGACATGACGCCTGAGCAGTTCATGGCTGACACTGAAGCCCAGCGCAGGGCTGAACTCTGGCACATCGAAGACATCGACAAGCATATTCAGAAGAACGGTTACCTAGACCGTGGTTACTCGCTGGATGGTTTGCGGGCTGTGGCTCATCTCGGTGGTATTGGTGGTCTTGATAAGTTTGTGGCCACTGGCGGCGCTTACAACCCATCGGACAGCTTTGGGACATCGCTCTCAAACTACTACAACAAGTTCGCTGGTCCGGCTCTCGATCTTCAGGGGATGCTGGACGGCGCGGTGTCGGACGGTATGAGTACCCAAGACGCCAATGAGATGGTTGTCACAACGGTTATTGAGAACGCCATCATGTCGCGCAACGCGGATATGCTGAGTGTACTGGATGACGTTATGGCTGGCAGCGGTCCTCTCGGTAACGTCGGTTGGGTAAAGAAGGCTCGATTTGACGCTGAGAACCAGATCGCAGAGTTGGCTTTGAAAGAGGACGAGGCTGCGGAAAAGCGTATGAAGAAGCAGCGCGATGAAGCAACCTTGCTCCTCCAGACCGAAGCAACAAGAGCCATCCTCGCTGATCCTACTGTTGACATCCAGCCGTACCTAGAAATCGCCCTGAACAATAATATGCCTGAGCTTGCACAGAGCCTTCGGGCTTTCCGTGAGACTGTTCTTGAGGATGATTACAAGGTCCGATCTGATATTGATTTGAGGGCTTCTCTGCGTAACCGCGTTTCAAGCACCAATGACCCAGTGGAGCTTGATCGCATCCGTGCCGAGGCTATGCAGGCTGTAACTGATCGTCTTCTATCGAGTGCCGACTATGAAGGCCTAATGGATGATCTCGACCAGCGTGGTCGCTATAGCTCGATCTTCGATGATGATATGTTCCAACAAGCTATGTCTGATGTCCGTAAGGAAGCTGGCAACCGCTTCGGCTCGGAGAACGTCAACGGCGAACCAATTCCCAGTGTTTTATATGCGTCCAAAGCTGGGGATACTTTCCACCAGTTGGTCCTCGACAAATTGGATGAGGCGGGCATCGCGGGTAAACCTACCACATCGCAACTGAACCGCATCATAAGCGAGGCGAAGTGGGAAGTACTCGATAGCCGTGAGTTCACTGGTGATAGTCCAACCATCAAGTCTACTGACATACCCAGTTCTATCTCTGGGAGTGACGCACCAACCGGGACAGACCCAACTGTAACGGACGCTCCTGCTATCACCCCGCGTGTGAAGACACGCATTCAGAGCGGCTTAGACAGCACTGAAGCGGCTGTAAAGAAACAAGCCTTGGCTCTCCTTGACGATCTTGCTGCGGACGCAGGCATGACGGCTGTGCAGTTCGCCTTGGCCAACGGCATCAACATCCCACTTATGGAAGACTGAAATGGAAGAACAGATCGAAGAGGTCCGTGATGAAAGCGGAAACCTCGTCGGCTTTCGTAAGGTGAAGGCGCAGGGGGTAACCTCTGCGGCCTCTACTGCAACTGCGGTTTCGCCAGTTGTGACGGAAGCTGCCCCTTCGGGTGAAAGCCCCGGCTTCTTCACCGAGGCTGGCCGCGCCATTGTTGGTGGCGTCCGGGATGGTGTCCAAGAGCTGGGTAACACTGCGGCGTGGTTAGGCGACAGCGTCATGAATGCTGTTGGCGGCGACGTGTACTACACGGAAAATGATGGCTTCGAGTGGCTTACTCAAGAGGAAGTCAAGAAGCGGACTGACATCCCTGCTTGGCAAACCCAAACACTCCTTGGCGACGGTGGTCTTGTCGATCTGCCTGAGGTCGCTGCAAACGAGTCAACCGTGGGCGGCATGGCCCGTGGGGCTACCCAGTTCCTCGTCGGCTACGCCACTTTCAGCAAGGCGCTGAAGGTAGGCAAGGCAGCAACAACCTTGGGTAACTTCGGGCGGGTAACCGCCGCTGGTGCAGTCACTGACTTCGCAACCTTTGATGCCCATGAAGACCGCTTCTCCGATTTCCTGCGGGACAACTTCGGACTGCAAGACCCGATCACTGAGTTCCTCGCTGCGGATGAGGACGACACGATCCTAGAGGGCAAGCTGAAGAATGCGGTCGAGGGGCTTGGGCTTGGTCTCGCTGTGGACGGTGTTGTCCGTCTTGCCAGCTTGTTCAAGAAAGCCAAGAAGGTACAACTGACCGAAGGTGATGAAGCTGCCGCTGAAGTGATGAACAAAGGCGTGGCCGAGATCGCTGAGACGGAGCCTCAACTTCTTCAGCCAGACCTGTTTGATAAGACGACCGACCCTAACCTTGAGTTTGCTGGGGCAGGCAAGACGGTGGTGGATGGCAAGCTGCCCATGAAGGGCGACGAGGTTAAAGCCGTCGATCCTAAGGCAGAGCTTCCGGCTGCGGGTGAAGTAACGAACGCCAACGCGAAAGCACAAGGCATTGACCCCAAGCCCACCAAGCCCGTGAACACGGATAAGCTTACCAAGTCTCTCGAAGATGAGATGAACTTGCGTCGGACTAACCCCGGCGGTTTCATGGCAAGCCCGTACCGTACCGTTGAGAGCGACATCTTCAACTTCGAAAAGATGGACTCAGACGTAGACGTGAAAGATGTGATGAACATGGCGGCGGAAGACATCCGCAACTATGGCATCAAGGACCCAACCACGTTCAAGCAGATCGAAGCCGATGCTCGGGATTACCTTGCAGACAGCATCGACGTGAACCCGAAGGTCATCGACGCCTCTCTGGCTAAGATGGCTAAGGACGCTGAAAACCAACAGGGTCTGGTCATCGCTGGTAAGCAACTCATGCAGTCGCTTGCCCGTGAGGTTGAGACCCTAGCCCTGCGGATCGACGCTGGGGACGACTCGGTCGAGGTGCTGGCGAAGTTCGCCCGCTACCAACAACGTCTTGTCGAGGTCTCGGCCAACCTGAAGTCAGTGATCACTGGTGCTGCACAGACCACTTCGGCTGGGCGCATCCGCACGACGGACACCGTGACTGGACAGCAGCTTTCTACGGCTGACATCGTCCGTCAGATGGAGGACAAGACCACGGCGGGTGGCGGAAGAGACAAGCTGAAAGACCTTGCCAAGGCCATCAAGCTTAACCGCGAACTCAAGGGTGGCGACAAGAACCTCCTGCGCGTTGTCGAGAGCGGCAACAAAGGCGTGGCTGGGCGCACGATGGATGTCATCAACGAGATGTTCATCAACAACATCCTGTCTGGTATCAAGACGCACGTCCTGAACATCCTGTCGAACTCGGCACAGGCTATGATCCTGCCGGGTGAGAAGGTGCTGGGTGGCGCGTTGAACCTTGATCCTACCATGATGCGGGAAGGTTTCCGTCAGTACTCAGGTCTCCGGCTTGCGATGGCTGACAGCATTAAGGCCGCTTGGTCCTCGCTGAAGTCGTCTCAGAACATCCTAGACCCTGACGCATCAACCATCGAAAAAGCTGGAAACCGTCGTGGAGCTATTTCATACGAAGGTGAGAACGCTCTTGCTTCTGGTGTTATCAACAGCATCGGCACAGTGATCCGCATTCCTTCGCGGTTCCTGACGGCTGAAGACGAGTTCTTCAAGCAGTTGAACTACAGGTCTCAGATGTACTCCCGCCTCATGGGGGAAGCATACGACCTTCTGGCGTCTGGCAAGATTACCAAAGACCAGATGGCCGAGTGGGTGGACCAACGCATGAAGCTCGGGTTCGACAAGAATGGTGCTGCTCGTTCACAGGTTGACCTCAACTTCGCAAGAGAGGCTACCTTCACCAACGAGCTTCGGGCCAACTCTTTCTCCCGCGACTTCCAGAATGTGGTCAACAAACACCCGGCGCTGCGTCTAATCTTCCCGTTCATTCGTACTCCCGTGAACATCCTCAGGGCCGCAGTACAGCGTACCCCCGGTATTCACATGCTGTCCAAACAGATGATGGAAGACATGAAGTCTGGCGATCCACGGCGCGTGGCGGCAGCGAAAGGAAAGCTGGCGCTGGGCAGTACCATTTGGGCGTCGGCTATCTACGCCGCTTATGACGGAAGGATCACAGGCTCTGGCCCTAAAGACCCCGCTGAGAGAGCGGCGTTGATGGCCACGGGCTGGCGTCCGTACAGCTTTGTTGTGACAGGCGCTGGTGGCACTAAGCAGTATTACGAGTACCGCCGCTTTGACCCTATGGCGACCTTCTTCGGTATTGCTGCCGACGTTGCGACCATCAGCGGGGACATGAGCGACGGAGACTATGAAGGCCTCGGGTCTGCAATGGCTATCGCTATGTCCAACAACCTGATGTCCAAGACGTACCTCGAAGGGGCAATTGATGCTGTTAAGGCATTCAATGATCCCGACCGATACTTCGCATCGTGGGCATATGGGTATGCCTCAGGTATGGTCCCAATGTCGGCGCAGATGCGTGAGTGGCGTGGTACTGATGATCCCTACATGCGTGAGGTTCGCTCCTTCGCAGACGCCATCATGAACACCATCCCCGGCCTTTCTGACAACCTGCCGCCTAAGCGGTCTTGGGTTACTGGCCAGCCGATCCGAACCCCCAAAGGTATCGGGCAAGGAATGGTATCCCCTGTTGGTGAGATTGTGTCTTCGCGCATCCCTCTTGGGTATAGCGAGGCTACAAACGATGTCGTTGCCGAAGAAATGTCGCGGCTTGGTAAGGGCTTCCCTGCTCCATCCCGCATCATTGGTGACGTTCAACTGGACACAAAGCAGTACTCCCGGCTGCTTGAACTCCACGGCACTGTAAGGATTGGCCGTCGTACACTTTATGAAGCTCTGGAACATGAGATCAACAAGGTGACATACGACAAAGACCGTGCTGTGCAGACGGACGTGTTCGAAGACCCCAGCGATAACCCGCGAGTACAGGCGCTCCAGCGGATCATTAGCCGTTACCGCGACAAGGCAAAGCGAGAGCTTCTGTCCGAGTACCCAGAAATTGCCAATACCGTTCGTGAGAATAAGCGAGTGGCAGTGACTGCGCGTCGTGAAAAGCTCCAAGGTATCGCCGCACTAGGCGAGTGACACCATCAACCCCTAACTAGAGGAGCCTGCCCCAGAGATGGGGTGGGCCAATAGTGCATGGCAAAGTCCTATGTTGACTACAACGGAGACGGTAATAGGACCGTCTTCAACATAAACTTTCTTTACCTCGACAAGAGCCACATCGAAGCTCTGGTTGACGGGGTTCAGGTTCCCTACACTTGGGTGAACGACGCTGCGGTTTCGATTACTCCTGCCCCGCTGACGGGCAAAGTGGTCCGCATATTTCGTAAGACGCCTGACGAGCCTCTCGTTGACTTCGCAGATGGCGACACACTTTCTGAAGTTGATCTAGACACGCTGGCAAGCCAGAGCGTCTACCTCTCACAGGAAGCCACTGACTACCTGAACGAGACCATCGCCCTTAACCCGGATGGTACATACACCGCAGGCAACAGGCGTATCAGCAATTTGGCAAATCCTGTCGGAGCCACTGATGCGGTATCGAAGGCATGGGTCGAGAGCATTGGCAACACCACGCTGATGCAGGCCCAGGCTTTCATCGACAAGTTTACTGACCTTACTACGTCCGTGGTTCCACTGGCGCAGGGTCAAGTGGGTTCTGTTCTGTATGACGCTGCGGCTGGAACTCTTACGTTCTTCTTGGCTGAAGGCCCACGTGGTCCTCAGGGTGCTGTGGGTCCATCTGGTCCTACGGGTCCTGTAGGCCCGACTGGTGCGGTAGGCCCTATGGGTCCTGTGGGTCCTATGGGTCCGACTGGTGCTACCGGGGCGATGGGGCCGTCTGGACCTCAAGGCGTCACAGGCACACAAGGCCCAAAGGGCGACAGGGGCGACAAGGGTGACACAGGCTCCCAAGGCCCGATGGGTCTTACGGGGCCGACTGGGCCACAGGGTCCTCAAGGGCAAACTGGTCTTCAAGGTCCAACAGGCTCTGTCGGCCCTGTCGGTCCTCAGGGGCCTCAAGGGTCGGTAGGGCCAATTGGTCCTCAGGGTGTTCAAGGCCCGGTTGGCCCACAAGGCCCACTTGGACCGTCCGGCCCCACTGGAGATAAGGGGCCTACAGGGGATCAGGGGCCTATGGGTTCTACCCCACTCGGCCTCGCTTTTGGGCAGTTCGCTATCAACAGCGATGGCGTCCTGACTATCGAATACTACGGTTCCGCATCAGACAACGACTTTACGATTGACGCGGACGGAAACCTAATCGTGACCACGGTGTAATCATGGCAGTACTGAATATTGGCCGAGTTCGTCTCGGCTTCAAAGGCGTGTGGAATACCACCGCAACCTACACGGCACTTGACGTGGTGAACTACCAAGGTTCGTCCTATGCCGCAAAGATTAACGTCCCTGCAAACGTAGCACCCACAAATACGACCTATTGGGAAATCATTGCTTCCAAGGGAAGTGACGGTGTGGACGGGGCTACTGGTTTTCAGGGGGCCACAGGCCCAGAAGGTCCTCAGGGTCCTCAAGGCGTACAAGGAACCACTGGTCCTACTGGCCCGCAAGGTGAGCAGGGGCCGCAAGGCGTTGCTGGACCACAGGGTCCTCAAGGTATCACTGGTTCCGCCCCCGCTCATGAATTTGGCAACGGCACCACAGCCCCGACTTCATCCCTCCGCTTTAAGAACCCTGATGGAGAGTGGGGCGCATTTGCTGCTCTGCTCGGTCCTCAAGGCCCCCAAGGCCCGCAGGGTGTTCAAGGTCCTGCCGGAGACACAGGCGCAACCGGGGCTACTGGTTCAACTGGTCCGCAAGGTCCGCAAGGTCCGACTGGCCCACAAGGCCCGCAGGGTGCAACAGGAGCTGTCGGACCCGCAGGTCCTCAGGGTCCTCAGGGTCCCACAGGACCAGCAGGTATTGACGGGACTGGCGTCGGGTTTGGCTCGTCTGTTGTCACCTACGCCGTGGCTTCTAACGTGGGTGACGTGTTCTATGAAGACAGCGGTAACGTCTACACGATCACGGGAGTTGGGACGTATACCCTGAAGGGGAACTGGAAGCTCAACGACACGACAGCAAATGACCTCCAAACACAGATCAACGGTAAGGTAAGCACCACAAGCTACACGGCTGCTGATGTTTTGTCGAAGTTGACCACAGTTGACGGTGCTGCTTCAGGTCTCGATGCCGACCTCCTCGATGGTCAGGAAGGGACGTTCTACCGTAACGCAAGCAACCTCAACGCTGGAACACTGGATATCGCCCGCGTTCCCACAGCAACCCAAGCTGAAGCAGAAGCTGGAACCTCGACCACAAAGCTTTCCACGCCTGCAAACGTATCACAGGCAATCAACGTGCTTGGTGATGCCCGCTTCGTACAGCTTTCGGGTAGCCCGCTAACTGGTGGGTTTACGGCTTCTAACGACGCTGATGGTTCTTTCTCGTCAGGAACATTCACACCTACCCCGGTTGGCGGAAACTTCAAGTCCATCAGTAATGCGGGTGCTTTTACCTTCGCTGCGCCCTCTGTGGCTGGGGTTTATACCCTAGTTGTGGAGATCACAAACGTGACTGGTGCAGGTGCAATTACTTTCACTGGATTTAGTAAGGTCAACGGTACGACCACGACTACGGTTGGTAACCGCTTTCAAGTCTTCATCACGAAGACGCTTAATGGATCGACGGCGACTGTGGGGGCAATGCAATGAGCTTGCTCCCTATGTCTTCAGGACCTGTTAGCAGCGGTATAACTAAGGCGGATACCACTTGGAGCGTTGTTATTGACACAACGACCAACAGCACAACTTACCCCGCTGGAATCAGAAACGGGGATGCTGTGTTTAGTTACCTTATACAAAGGGCACTTATTCCCGGCCCGAACGCAGCGTTTTTCAACCAACCGTATGGCACCAAACTGACTGGCTGGCAGGGCATTGGCTTCAACCCTCAAATTAACCGGTACGACCACAGTAAGAACCAAATCACTTTTATTGCAGGTACTAACAGCCTAAGCGGTACACCCGCAGGCTCAGGCGGGACTTCGGTTCTCCTATATCGCTACACCGTGTTCAGGCGCAGCCCTGACTTCTTTGAAACCCCGACTTTGTCATACCTCGGCACTGAGGTGCTTACCGCTGCCTTCCCGTCTCAGGCGGTCCCATACACGGGCAGCCCATCAGTGATACTTGGCATGGCGGCTTCAAGCAGCGTTGCTTCTAACACGCAGACATGCACAATTGGCGGTGTCACCCCGACCCTGATCGCCAAAAACCCAGCAGCAGATACCACAAACTTTTGCCGCCTCTGGTATCGCCCCAACATTACCCCAACCACCCTGACTACAGCGGGTAACCAAACAGGCCAGTATGCCGCCACTAGCTGGCGTCCCTTCGTCGTCCACTAAATCTTTCACCAAGGAAAGCCTATGCTCAACCTTATGTACAAGGGGGAGAGCGTCTTAATGACATCTCCCGGAACTACATTCACCCTTCCAAATGGTGACACCGTAACCCCAGCCTATGAAGGTTGGAGCAACGCGGCTGGCTATTCGCTTGTCGCTGTTCAACCTGAACCCCAACCAGTGCCTACCCCTGAAGAACTCCTCGAAATTGAACGATTCAGCATGGAGCTTTCATTCGCACAGTTCCTCGTTGCCTTGGAGGAACGCGGGTGGATCACTGAAGAGGAAGCCGGGGCTTGGCTCCGCGCAGAGGCTCTTCCTGTGGCCGTTCAGGGGATCATCGATGGTCTCCCCGGCGTAGACCCTAAGACAGGCGTTAATGAGCGTCTGCGGGCCTACGCAAGGGCGCTCCGCCCCTCTGTCATCAAGCGCAGCAATCCGCTCCTATTGATGATGGCAAACGCACGTCAGGTTCCCGCTGAAGAAGTTGACGACATCTTCCGCTTCTATCGAGACATCTGACAATGAACGACCATGATGTAATGGACGGTGCTGCCGTCATGACCGCAATGGGAAGCGTCTTTGGCTACCTGCCTGAGATCGCCGCCTTGTTCGCAATCATCTGGACCGCGATCCGCATCTATGAGTGGGTCCGGGTTCGCATCCTGAAGAAAGATGGGGAGCTTAACCTGTGAAAGCCACCGAAGACTTCTTGGCCGCTCTCCACGGTGAGCTTGCAGCGGCTATGAAGCAGAAGCTTCTCAGTGGGGAGTTCACTGCTTCTGACCTGAACGTGATCCGGCAGTTCTTGAAGGACAACGCGATCAACGTAGACGGATCGAAGGACGAGACCCTGAGGGGACTTGCTGACGATCTCCCTGAGGACATCGATAACGTCGTACCGCTGTACGGCTCGTAGGATAGCCGCAGGAGC